GCGTGAACCGCTCAAAGTTCCACTAACACTAGGAGTCCCTGAGCTAGTCATCGTCGCGGAGGAAGTTCCAGAGCCAGTGGCCGTCTCAGAAGGCGTGCCTGAACCGCTCAAAGTTCCACTAACACTAGGAGTCCCTGAGCTAGTCATCGTCGCGGAGGAAGTTCCAGAGCCAGTGGCCGTCTCAGAAGGCGTGGGAGAACCGCTCAAAGTTCCACTAACACTAGGAGTCCCTGAGCTAGTCATCGTCGCGGAGGAAGTTCCAGAGCCAGTGGCCGTCTCAGAAGGCGTGGGGGATCCGCTCAAGGTTCCACTTATACTAGGAGTCCCTGAGATAGTAGCCGTCACAGAGGAAGTTCCAGAGCCACTTACAGTTTGAGAGGGTGTCCCTGAACCAGATAATGTTCCACTCGGTGAAGGCGTGCCTGATCCAGATGGTGTTACAGAAGCCGTAGCCGAGGGCGTATCGGTCACATAAGAAGAGCTAGATGGAGAAGAAGTACTTATTGACTCGGCTGTCACCATAGGCGATGGACTAAAAGAGTTACTTGCGCTCTCAGAGGAAGTTAACACCGATGACGCAGAAGCCATTACGCTCGCTGATTCAGACACGCCACCTGAAGGAGAAGAAGTTGCCGAACCCCCCTCTGACACAGTAATCAAAGCAGATCGTGTAGCCGTAGAAAAAGCATCTGATGGACTCATAGTTATACTCGCTGATACAGAAGGAGAACCGCTCACAGAATCCACCGAACTATATGATAGCGCAGACGTCTGAGATGCTTCTGTAGTAGCTGAACCTACTGCGCTCTCGCTCACACTTGCCAACGCACTTGCCGAATCCGCCAAAGAACCACTAGCCTCTGCCGACGAAGAGCGAGAAGGGCTTGCGTCTGCCGACGAAGAGCGCGAAGCTGTCACAGCCCCAGAAGCCGTCCTAGAACTCGTATGCGACCGGCTAGGGCTAGAAGATACACTTCCTACCCCAGAACTCGTGATAGACACACTTCCTGACCCGCAAGCAGAAGCAGAACTACTGGCTAAAACACTCTTTGTCACCGATACACTTACCAACGAGCTCCTTGTACTAACAATACTCGCTGTAGCACCCACAGTCTCCGAGGAAGCCTCGGAGGCCGAAACGCTGCCACTAGCGGAAGAAGACAGACTAGGAAGCCCAGATTCAGATGCCAAAGGAGATGGGCTTTCACTCATAGATGCGGAAGAACTTCCCAACCCAGAGGCAGTCCTAGAATCACTAAACGTCATACTAACCCCAGAACTTGGGCTCCCAGACGTAGTCCTAGAAGCCACATCACTCGCACTATATGTGCCCGATACAGTCTCTGTTACACCCGTGGGAAACGTCGTTATACTTGGCGTAGAAGTACTTTCTTGTGACACCGTACCATCCACACTTCCACTAATAGTTCCAGACCTTGATCTCACAGGAGACACACTCATAATACCACTCTTTGACACAAATCCAGTTCTACTTACCGTACGCGAACCCTGAACAGTCATAGAAGGAATTACCGTAAAAGTCACAGTCGCTGAAGCAGAATGTGAGCGACTCGCCCTGGCAGACCCACTATAACTAACAGAAGCCGAACTCGTCCTCGTATTACTCGTAGACGCTGTCTGGGTCCTAGAAAATGCTCCGCTCCTAGATGCTAAAGGACTATACGACGAAGAAGGTGTACAAGTACTATCACCCGTAGCCGATGCCGTAACACTCTCTTTTACAGATCCCCCAGGGCTAACGGTCTCTGTCACTGCTGTAGTAGCCGATACACTGGCAAATCCGCTTGCCGAAACACTCCTGCTCATGCGCCCCGTCAAGGAACCGCGCATTGAAACTGACCCTGAGGAAGAAACGCTAGCTGTCTTCGTATTGGTATAGGAACCCGAGGCAGTTTTAGTAATAGGCCCTGACCTAGTAGGAGCCATAGAGCGAGTCCCTGTTACAGAAGCCGTGGAAGTCCTAGAAGATGACATGGAACGTGTGGGTGTAGGAGACATAGAAGAAGACCTCGTAGCCTGCGTAGAGCCAGAAGATGTCCTAGAAGCCCTCGTGCTAGCAGACCCTGTTACACAAGCTGTAGACGTCCTAGAGCTAGTTATACTGCGTGAAGAACTCGGAGAAGATGTACTGGTTCTAGACGCCGATACACTCTGCGTGCCCGTCTTTGTAACTAGCGCGGACCCAGAGGCTCTCCCTGTCTTTGTAAAAGAAGGAGACGCAGAAGATGTTTTGGACGAAGCCATGGTACGACTCTGCGTAACACTGGTGGTGCCCGTCTTGGAAGAAGAAGCCGACCTAGAACTACTCGGACTTGTAGACGAACTCTTAGAAGATGTTATAGAGCCAGTGCCCGTGCGCGTAGGTGCCGTGGTCCGTGTGCTAGTTGTGCTCCCCGTGATAGTTTTTGTCATTATGGCCGAACTGCTTTGAACAGCCGATGCGCTCGCTGTCTTAGATGCCGCCGCAGACCCAGTGGCCAATACACTGTGCCAAGCAGTAAGCGTATTTTTCGCCGTCGGTGTAAAGAGATCGGTTGGCCGAATAGATCTTGTCCCTGTTGTAGTGCGCGTAGATGTTTTGGACATCGTAGAGCTCGCGGTAGGCAGTACCACGTCCCAGGCTAAGATACGCGCATCTTCACGAGGCTCTCCCAAAGATACAATGGATGCTAGAAAAAATAACAAGAGTTGTAGCTTACGCATCTTGCTATTCTGTATATATGATAATCATTTAGACACTGGCTCTTCTCTACGAATAAACTCACCAGGTTCCCCAGTGGAATCGCAATCAAACACGTGGCCCGCTGCGCTCACCCATACGGCTCGCCCATCCCTCTCCTCTTTCCTTATAGAGCACGTATCTGCGTGAAAGGTCTCTGGTGCCTTCTCGCTTTCATCATAGACCTTCCGAACTCTGGGGAAGGATTGAAGAATAGTGCCTTTAGCCGAAGGAGGAGGTTCCACAACCTTCTTTTTCCTCCCCATCTCCTCAGAAATAGACGCCGGCCTTTGAACCACCCAGGCCTTAGAAACACACGCCTCCTCGGCCCGCATCTGCGCCTCCTTCGCAGCCACCAGCCATTCCGAATCCGGCTCACACCCTTCTTCCTCGGCCAATTTCCAGTAACCCTTGCTCCCATAGACCAAGGAATCTTTCGGAGGCTCTTCGGCTAGTAAACCGTGTATCATCCGCGACTGTGTAAAAGGACATCCCTTTGACACCCTGTATATACACGCCTCGCACAGATTCTCATTCTTGCGAGCCTTCCCCTCGCACAGCCTCGCAAAGCATACCCAGGAAGATCCTAGCTTGATGCGCTTATTCTCCCAGTCCACTAGTCTTGCCTGGCACGCCATGTAGACCTTCCATAAGCTATCCCCGTGTTATCAATTTTTTAGAGTCCGCGCACTAGGATCCGTCGCACCGGGCGACCAACGAGGCATCCAATAAGGCCACAGGTCGCCGGTGTGCTTGTAGAACCTATCATATATGGACCGATAGTACAGAGCTTCCTTCGTATGACACAGAGGCCAGCGCAACTTTGTATCATCCAGAACAATCCCGCGCTCCTCAATCTTCCTCTGAATGATCTGGTACCACGACTCGCCCTCGGCCTGGCTACTCACACCATCACTGAACGCCTCCTTCGTCCTATAAAGTATGTGTGTAGGGAGTAAATCATCCTTTAAGAAAGCATCACGCAGAAGAATCTTCTCCATCCTCCTTGGTTCGCCCGTAGCTTTATTCTCAGCCACAGGCCTGCGCAAGGAAGTCTTATATGCGAGGGCAGCCGCCACGAACTGCTTGTCCAAGAAAGGTGTGCGCGCCTCCAGGCCATGCGAGCTAATAGACCTATCTGAGCGAAGCACGTCATACCTGTGAATTTCCTTTAACAGTCTCCGCACCTCCTCCTCAAACGCCGCGTCATTCGGCGCATTGTAGAAATATTTATACGAGCCGAAAATCTCATCGGCGCCATCGCCGTTGAATATGACCTTACAATCGGTCCTGTGCCGAATCTCGCGGGCAATCATCCAGTTCCCCACAGAGGCGCGCACGGTCGTAATATCATACGACTCAATGTCATGAATGACCTCGGGAATACAATCAAACATCTCGTCGGCCGTGACGACAATCTCCGTATGGTCGGAGCCGATGAAGCGCGCTACCCAGGCAGCGTAAAACAAGTCCGTCCCGCCCTTCATGCCGATACTGAAGGTCTTCAAGGGCGGTTTGCCCATCTCCTTGAGACGCCTCTGGACCAGCGCGGCAACCAAGCTGGAATCCACTCCCCCGCTCAAGAGTGCCGCCACCGGCCTCTCCGTCATGAGGCGCTTATCTACGGCGGAAATGAGGGCGTCCCGCAGATACGCTAGAGGCATATCGGCCGTCTGCTTGATCCAGGGAACTTCGTGATACACGCGCTTGATAAGGTCCCCCGTGTCCTCATAAATCTGCCATACTTCTCCAGGAGGAAACTCCACGACCTTCTCGCCCTCCAAGACAAACGGCTCCAATGCCTTCCTCTCACTGGCAAATGTCCAGGAGCCAGAAGGGCTCTCAATATAAAAGAGGGGCCGAACACCATAGGGATCCCTCGCTACCACATACGAACCCGAATCGTACAGCACAAACGCGAAGACACCGTCCAGTGCCCGCGCCACCCGCACCGCGTCCTTGTCCATAAACTCGTACAGGTCACCGAGGACTTCACAGTCAGAGCCAGAGGCACTCTTCTTCCCAACCAACTCCTCTAACTCCTTTGCGTTATAGATCTCACCATTACACATCCATGCGAGCCCCGAGTCGCGCTCAAACGGTTGCATTCCCCCCGTATTCAATCCATTGATTGCGAGACGTGTGAAACACCAGGTAGCAGAGTCAAGATCTAACCACTTGTGACCCTCAGGCCCCCTAGCGCCCAGGGTATTGACGCCATTGATCCATAGTGTCTTATGGTCAACCTTGGCGCCTCCTGTGAGAATCTTTGCCCATATACCACACATCTCTAAGGTTTTATTGCACAATCCTTAACCCTTTTACAAAGTTTAGTGACGGTTTGAAATGTCCAGCGTTCTAAATTATTCGCAGTTTTCACGTTAGACCGTTGTTCTTCTACCACTGGTCTAAAAGTTGATGGAATATAGCTTAGCAGATAGATATCCCTAACACAATGGAAGAGAATATTCATAGCTTTCATGGAAACCTTCTCGCATTTTGGCGTCCGAGGAAACGGACCTACTACTTTCTTTCCTGGAAGCCAGACGCAAATCGCTGGGAACACTACGACGAGGAACACACTCCTTTTACACTTCACTCGTCAACATCGCACGAACGCGGTTCAGTTAATATTCGTATCAAGTCGGCGGGCCCTCGCCATTATCAAACGCGTATTCACTGCGATGGCAGATTTCTGCTAAATGGTCCTCTTGTGATACCTATTGCGAAGACGGCATTCCCTGCGCAGGCAGCGCGCATTAAGCGCGAATATACTATGGTAAACCCCACGACACCATATGAAAGGCCACAACTGCTATGGGAATTGGCTCCCGCAGTACCCGTTCCTCGGCCTCCCGTGCGACCAAAACTAGCCCCTATCCCTCGTCGTATTGCCTGGCTAGTCGCAGAAGATGCTTGTAAAAAGGGTGAAACATGCCCAATATCCATAGAATATATTAGTCCTATAACAGCATCCGTAACAAGCTGTTTCCATGTATTTGACTCACAAAGTATTGATAAATGGCTTGAGCAACATACTACGTGCCCTACATGTCGCCAAACCTGCGTGATAGAGAAGGCTTTTGAGAATCTAGCAGAACCTCTTGTAGAAGTACCCTAAAGAAATCCCCCCCTTTTACACAGATGAGTTTCAGTCGAAAAGACTTGATTCTTTTACACAAATATAAGGACGATAGTTATCGCAAGGCTCTTGTAGAATATGTTGTTAGCCTCGTGAAATATGAGGTATTCCGTTCAGCTATGCGAGGTGAAACAGTCGTTCGTGTGTGCTGTACATGGGCAAATACGAAAGAAGAAGTGGAATCCCTCGCAAAAGAAGAATCCACAGTCAAAGAGCAAATACAATCCACGTTCAAGGATTCCGTCGTAGACATACAAATAGGTATTATAAGTCTTATTTTCTATAGTTTCTGGGAGATCGTTATAAATGTAAACTGGGGCTAAAACGCTGGTGTGTACTTCTTATAAAAATGCGTGCAATTGGTAAGGGGCTTGCGACGATGTTACTTCTTTACAGTGTACATTACTCTATCGCAAAAATGTATAATTATTTCTGTGTACCCGACAACGTTTATGGTTTTTTTCAAGGAATGGTTACAACAGGTAGTCCCATGTGTATGGGAGCCATGGAAGTTTTAAAAACTACACAAACTTCTTATAGCACATTGATTATGATGGGAACAACACGACTTTTTGTAGATATGGTCACTCCGGAAAAAATTTTTTAGAGATAAGGAAACTTCTATGGATGCCCCAATTCCTTCTTAGAAATCGCAGGTGTATGTAAACCACCGCATAAATATATCCATCTCTTGTTGTGTGAGGGAACACCCTTCTAGAGATTCGTTTTTTATTGGAACGCGAATGGCTTCTAGGACCTTCTTGCCATTTGTGATTTTATATATGATTTTTTGTGGACTTGCGGAATATTCAATGCGGGGGAAATATATACCAAATACGATATACTCTTCTTCTGACACTTTGCGATGGAAGGTAATATAGCCCTTTTGACCATGAAGATCCCTTTCTTTACCGGTGGTTAACAATTTAGACCAGCGGTCATCGGGGCATATTTCGCGTAGTTGAGAGGCTTCTAAATGAAACTCGGCAAGGGATGTATTTAGATCCTCTATGTTCATGTTAGGGTAGACGAGTATACATGCGCGCAACCTCATCAATTTTATGGACTTACTATAATAAAGATGGCCAGCTCCTACGCAACGGTGGAAGGGGCCTTGTACGAACTCGTATCCCGTGGAAAGAAGGACACCTTCTTCTTTGAAGAATCCAAGGACAGCCTCTACATCTTTGACAATACGTATGAGGCGCAAGCCCCGCAGATGTCCGAGATACGCCGCATTCCTTCCCAAACATCCTGCGATTTCGGCCGAAACCTACAATTTGACTTTGACTTGGTCGGCGATATCATGCGCGACCCCACCCTCGTCATCAAACTCCCTTCCTGGCTTCCCTCTAACATAGAATCTACAAATCCGCGTACAGAGGTGGCAGACTTGTCCGGTGTAACATATGGATATACGAACGGCATCGCCTATTTCCTCTTTGAACAAATCCAGTTTTACCAGGACAATATTCTTCTCCAGGAATTTTCCGGCGACGCCCTCTGGGCTACTACACGATCGGCCGACACACTGGGACATTCCTTGTTATCCAATACCTTGACTGGCGTCCACAATGGCACGGCTCTTGACATTGCGAGAAACGCCACACCCGGCCAACTTCGTCTAGCACTTCCTATCATAGGGTGTCAAAGCGCCTCCGATCTCGGATTCCCTCAGCGCGCAGCCCTGCAACACACCTATCGCCTCAAGTGTAAGGTCCGCAAGCTAGAAGACCTTGTGGAATCATCTGACGGCAGATATAAGCCCACACCTTGGGGAGCGAATATATTTGAGCAAACAGTCCAGGATGGTACACAAACAGAATTCCATACCCTCTTTCGCACAGAGATCCTACCTCTAGATGTTCAATTAGAGACGCGCCAAGTATATATACCCCGCGAGTACCAAGAAGCTCTTCAACAGACTCCTCAGAAAATCCCTTTTATGCGCATGAGAGAAAACATCTTTACCCAGAATCGCGTTGATTATGTAAATACCGCAGCAGGCGGGGTAAGTATCATCAAGCGACTGCTGGACGGCCGTCATCCGGCAGAAAAGATCACCTGGTTCTTCCGCGCGAGACAAGATATCAATGCGAATCGCTTGTGGAAACTCAACACAGGCACACAAACCGCACAGAGTTACTATAGCTCTGCGAATTTTCAGATTGCGGGGCGTGACCGCGAATTGCCGAGGAGCCCCTTGGTATGGCGAGATGTGACGAATTATGCCAAAGAATCCACGGATACACGCTATGAAATCGGCACAATGAACTGGGGACTCGGTGCCATATCCCCTCAGCGTTTTCCTGAAGCCCGTGTAACAGGAGCAGTGAATTTCACCACGGCTGATAGACCTACCTTATATTTCAGTCTGAACCCTGTTCCTCCTGATCCGCTCGTGGGCTCGGCCAATACAGAGTTGCGCGTCATCGTCGAAGGCTGGGCAGAGTTCAATACGGATGGAAAAGGCCGCGCGGAATTATTCATGGCTTAGATCATGTATAAAATATCGGTATTTATAGAATGTTCGCGTGCCTTCGAAGAAGATGTACTCGTAAAAACTCGCAAATTGATAAAGCACTTAATAACTCTAAATCAAGTGATTCATCTGTTTCTAAACGTGGTTTACGTAATTTAGTTGAATATATTAAAAATAATGATGATAAAATAAGATACTGTGTTAAACACGATGCTGCGAAAGTAATCGTTGATGCTGTAAAAAATAATCAAGAACTAGCACCTTATAGTTGCTTAGCACTTTACTATATGGCAAAACTAAGACCAGAGGGTGCTGATGCTTGTATGGAAGCAGGAGCTCCGTTAATGGCAGTTATAGCAATTATGAGTAATATGGAAGATGTAAATGTATGTATAAATGCATCTGATTTAATAAGAAAACTTGTAGAATCAAGTGATACTAATAAACAAATAATAAAAGATATGAAATTAGGCCAGCTTCCTATTACACTAGCTATCATGTTTGCTAGAATAACTCACGAAGGAAGGGAAACTACAAGCCAAAGAGATGAAGAAGACAAAGTTTATGTATTGGATAGGTTGGATGCCTTATTGGACGTCTTATCCGATGATGAATTAGAAGATGATGATGAAGAAGAAGAAGGAGAAGATCCTAGGAAACACCCTAATGGAAATCCTGAAGGACCCAACAATGAAGGAGGCGGTCGGCGCAGAAGAAAGAGAGCTACACAAAAAAAGAAGAAGACAAAAAGAAGACATACACGCAGGGGTCTAAAATATGTATAGATCTAATGACCTAGCAGAATGGACAGCGGGTTTCAAAGACCCGGCGGAGACATTACAACTCTCCTGGATCTCACTCCGAGGGACGTCCAGGATAATGAATACACACCCCTATCTTCCGAAAAAACCTGGTGGGTAGCCGACAATCTGCGCAAGACCCATCCCTTCAGCCTGAGTGTCCAGCAATTTCCTGTCCGAGGTCCCACCGGCTTCGGCCAGCGATTCACCTTTGACCTGAATTCCTTGTCGGCCGGCGATCTTCTCCTCGGCACCTTTCTTCATCTAGAGCTCGGACACTGGCTTAGTGACACGACCTTAGTCCAACTGGAATCCGCCTCACTGACTTACATATCTACCGAAGACCCCTGGTACTACGCAAACAGCCTCGGCACCGTCATTCTCCAGCGCGCCGAGTTAGAAATCGGCGACCAGACCATTGAAATCGTGGACGGCGATTTCCTCAATACGGCGAGTCTCCTCTTCGCAGATATCAATACTCAGTACGGCCCCGGCATAGAAGCCCTCGGCAGATACCCACTATCCTCTTTAACAAAGACCCCGAGTTATCGCCCCTTCCCCACAACCCGCAGATCTATCCTAGTCCCCCTGCCCTTTTTCTTTCAACGCACAAAGCTCCAAGAAGCTCTTCCCTTGCTCGCATGTAAAGAAGGCTCCGTACGCATCCACGTGACCCTACGCCCTTTCGCCGAGTGTGTACGTCTTCTAAAAGGTCGTAGAACTTGCGCTACAGATGTTCCGCTGAGCAAAATCCTACACATAAAGAATACATCTACAGGAGCGATAAGCCTCACACAAACATCCTCTATTACTCCCGCATTCAAGAAGATTCAGCTGATTACCTACGGCGCTGTCACAGACGGCACTATACGCCAGAATATTATGAGAAGCCCGTTTGAAAACCTCGTGCGCAATGTACAGACGTTTGATTTCGCCGAGCCTCTCAAATATGCCACCATGTCTTCTGAAGATACTATACAAGTCCAACTGCCTCTAGAAGCCAATCATCCGATGGAAGAGATACTGTGGTTCGTGCGACGCAAGGAAGTGGCCAATAACAATGAATGGACGAATTATTCTTCTGTGTTATCTGCCGAATACGACCCTATTTATAATGTCCCTGGACCTATGTTAAAGAGTGCCACCATACAATTGAACGGAGTAGAGTTGGTAAAGCAAGAAGAGCAGTGGTTCCGTCAACATATCGCCTATAGACACAAATCGGGCGCGTCGGCCTATAATAGTTTCATATATGGCTATTCTTTTTCGGAGACGCCAGGGAAACATCAACCACGCGGAACGGCCAATGCGTCGCGCCTACAGACGGTGCGCTTGACCCTGGATATCAAACCGCCTGGGGGAGCCTACGATAAGATGTGGGAAGTGAAGGTGTTTGTGATTACCTTACAATGGCTCCGTTTCCAGAACGGTCTGGGGAACAAGATGTTCAGTGATTAGGCTCCCCCGCTTATAGTTTTTATACACCACGCATAAAGATGGCTTCGGCTGGGTTGTTGAAGCTTTTGCATTCGGGCATCCAGGACGATCGCCTCATCGCGGCCAAAGGTTCCTTGAAGCTTGACGATTTCCAGCGCGTCTATGTAAAAGCGGGTCGTTTCACAACAGAGTGGTACACAGTGGAATTTGATAACACCCCGGCATTCGGTACAACGGCGCGTTGTACAATCCCTAGGAGGGGTCACCTCATTACACGCGCCTTTCTCATGGTCACACTCCCAGACATCAGCACACGACAACTCGCTGCGAAGCAAGAGGCGGAAGCGAATGATAACGCTTTCGCGGGTCCGACATTCGGCTGGACAAACTCCGTCGGCCACGCACTGGTTACAAGTGCGCAAGTGACTATCGGAGGAAATGCGATAGATACGATTGATGGGCGACTGATGGAAGTCCTGGACGAGTTCCACACGCCTCTTGAGAAGGTCACCACTCTGAATCGCATGATTGGACGCTCGGACAAAGGCTTCCAAGCCGGCTGGGATATGCGCACGCCTCTTATCCGAGAGCTGGCGATTCCCCTGCCTTTCTGGTTCCATCGCGGAGATCCTTCCGAGGCTCTTCCCATTGACGCAATCAGCTACGATAATGTACAGATATCTGTGAAGTTCAATAATCTACAGAATCTTATCACGAGCTCAGAGCAGTGCCAAAACCAGAATGGCATTTATTCATATCCCGTCATCACAGGAAGTCCATTCTTCGTATATGACTCCGCCGGCACACCTATCTGTACAACGACCGGTCCTAATGACATACCAACCCCTGTTACACCTACTACTACAACTATGCAGACTACCGTGAAGGGCGCGAATTGTGGAGGAGATTATGTGCTCTTGACGCAAACAACCGAAACGCCTGGAGGCGGAGCAGGCGGCGGCACAAGCGGCGGCGCAGGTGGCAACACAACAACTGTCACATCCTTGGATATTCAATCCGCCAATATACTTCTGGAATATGTGTATCTGGACGGTCCCGAGGCGAATCGCATACGCCTAGGAGACCTGACATATCCCATTCTACAGCATTATGCGAAAGCCACTGAAACTGCTGGGAATACAAGCATAAGAATACCCTATCGTGTGCCAAATCCGACGAAAGACATGTATTTTTAC